CTTTGAATTTAAAATCTCTAAACTTTTTATCATTGGCTGTCTTACATTCCCATAACATAGGATAAGGCGTGTCTAATGGGCCACCACATATAACACCATCAATATGTCCTTTTATCTTTTCTTCAGCAATCGCAAAGCCAAATTGTTCGCCATTGGCATCCATGGTCCTTAGATCAAAACCAGCATTCCTAATCCAACCAGCCATAGTGTTCTCTAACTCATGCCCCATTTGAAATATACGAAATGTCTTAGCGTTAAACTCTTTGCCTTCATCTGGCTCCTGGCCTAAAAACATATACTGAATCTTCCTGGCACATTTATCGCCCAAAACAGAACTACCCAAATATTTTCTTTTAGGTTCTCGTTTGTTTTTTTCTACAATCTTACTATCAATTACTTCTTCAAAAGAGTGCGTCTTGCTGTTCTGACTCTTCATCTTGTCCATGGACATATTTAAGAAGTAATTTATCGAGTTCTTGTTTTGTATATTGTTCATCTTCATCTACCTTCTTTGAAAATTGCATGATAAGTATTGTTGCTTTAATTTCTTCTTCTGTAAATTCATTTATTTTTTTGTTCCAACCTATCCTATCAAATAACTTTGTTAAATTGTCTAGTGCACTGTGTCCGATGACTGGGTAATCCATTCTGCATCTCCTGTGGTTTCTTGAACATATAAGTGTCCATCTAAAACTTTCTGTCCCTCAAAATGAGCTGTGAAGTATACAGATAAAACTTCGTTCTTATTTTTATCAATGATGTCTTTCATTGTATCTGCAACTTTATTTGATAACTCTCTTGGATCAGAGGCAAATGAGAAAGGCAAGTAAAGACCGCCTTGTTTCATCTTCTCAACACCAACTGAGTTCTCTTCATGTAAATAATATTTAACGTGTAGTCTTGCCATCTTTTGCCTCTATTGCTAATGCCGCATATCCAATAATATCAATCATATTGTCTTCTACTCTTGGATTTTGGCTGTTTCTAATTTGTTTTATTCCAATCATAGCCCTGTATACATCATGGATGTCTAAGGGTTCTTTTAATTTTTTCCTAAGTAATATATTCCATATCTCTGCAATATATGTATGAGTTTCTGTGGCATCTCCATGAGTTTTTGCCCTTGGCCCATTTATTATTAAATCTACTTTTTTTAACGCTTCGCTACGATGCACGCTTACCTCCTTCATAATAATGTAAAATTTTGTCATCAATTGCTTTTTTATTCCACAAATAATTTAACCAACAAGCAGCTTTGTACTTATTCCAGCTAAAATCCATTGGTCTAATAAACACATCATGTCTTGCAAGCGCCTCTCTTTGTTTAGGTGAAACAGCTTGACCTAGCCATCTTTTGCCCTTTTTAGCACCATCACTATCCTCAATGCCTCTTAGAAAGTCATCAGCAGCTGCAATAGTTTGTTCTTTAGTTCCAACACTAATAACTCTTACACGACCTTTGTCACGCTTTACAACGCATACAGAGATGTCATCCAAATGTGCTACTAATCCAAATCCGTTAAATCCACTAGCCATCATACAAATCTCATTCTCAAACAAGTCAAGCCATCTAAAAGGTGATCTATCAATTAAATCAACTTCTGTCATAGTAAAGTTTTCTAAGGCTTCTTTTTCTTCTCCGCCAAACTCATGTCCACAAATAGGACACTCACGACTTGATAAAGGAATTTCAGACTGACACTCTGGGCAGAGTTTTAAAGGTGTGGCACCAGCATTCAGATGTGCATCTCCATCAAGATTAACGCCCTCATCCAAAGATCCATGTGTAAGAACACTTGTTCCAAAATCTAATACAATGCAGTCTTTTTTAATTAGACCAGGATATTCCTCCTGGCTCACAGTTCTCAACCCACGACCAATCATCTGTACCATTGTTGACTTATATGAACATGGTCTAGTTAATACAATGCAACTGATAGGTGGTGCATCAAAACCCTCGGTTAATACCGCTACATTGACAACCACTTGAACGTCACCATGTTCCAAATCTTTTAAAATCTGTTTTCTTTCTTCTGATGGTGTGTCTCCAGTAACAATCTCAGCTCTAATGTTAGCTCTTCTAAATTCATCACATACATCTTGTGCATGATTAATTGTGCTGCAAAATACTACTGTTTTTCTTGTTTCAGCTTTATCTTGCCATTCAGCTACAATCTTTTCGTTGATTGCTCTCTTATTCATAATCTTTTCAACTTCTGACATATCGAAGTCTGTGACTGTTTTGCGAACATTGGCTAAATCTTTTTGTACACCAACATCAATAACAAATGTTTTTGGTGGTACTAAAAATCCTTCTCTGATTAATGTGCTGATTTCAATCTGATGTGAGCAATTGGTAAATACTTTCTTTAAACCTTTTTTGTCACCACGATTAGGTGTAGCCGTAAAGCCAACAATCTCTACAGAATCATTAGCTTCCTTAACTTTGTTAATAATACGCATATAGGTATCAGCTACTGCATGATGACTTTCATCAACTACAACTAAATCAAAATGATTAATGTGACTTAAATTGTTCTCTCTTGATAATGTTTGCACCATGCTAAAAATAGTGCTTCCAGACCAGTCTTTTTCACTTCCATCTACAATGCTTGTCGTAATGTCTGGATTTACTCTTGAAAACTTAGTTTTGTTTTGTCTTACTAATTCATCTCTATGCTGCAATACTAAAACTTTATTTCCAACTTTAAATCTTTTGCCTACCAAGGCAGATAACATAATTGTTTTGCCTGCGCCCGTTGGTGCAACAACAATTGTGTTTTTATGTTTGTCTAAAGCAGTTGCAGCATCGTCTACTGCAATCTCTTGATATGGTCTTAAAATCATTGTTTGTTCCCTTGTAAATCGGGTAGCTTTGCGGCATCGGTGCCACCCAAACCGACTCTAGCAGACGAAGAAGGAGTCTTGCCGCTAGAAAACTTTTAACCTTACTCCGTTTTATCCCCCTTGTTAGCCCAAGGAGCTGGTTTAAAACCATTACCTTGTGGCGGTGTTGAATTACCACCTGGAGGTGTTGTAGGCGGAGTAGGTGTATTAGTAGGTTGTCCACTTCCAATGTATTGATTCTCCCCCACACATAAAGTTCCTACTAACTTATTTTTGTCAGCATAACCATTTGTGCCTTTTTCAATACCAATCTTTGCACAGAACTCCATGCCATCCATGTCCTCAAGTCCATTGATGTTTCTTGTTTTCATGGCCTCTGGCGAAATGTCAGATTTAGACAACCCTTTGGCACTATCAATAATATCTTTGATGGTTTCTAATCCAATTTTTTTGGTATAACAAATACCAGTTTCTGGATCAATCCTACCGCCATCAAGCATAATATTTTGCCAAAATCTTCTTTTGTTGTATGGTCCACCCACTACAACAAATTCACATTCAATCCACTTCGTGCCACGCTCACTACTTTTAAACATTGGCTCTTGTGAATATTCTTTTAAAACTTCGCCACCCCTTTTAATAGTTAGGATTGTACGAGCAATAGTTCCAGCGGGAATGAGCTCAAAGTCTCCCCCACCACCGCCAGATGTTACGTTACTAAAATCAATCATTATTTACTCCCTTCGCTAGAATTTGGTGATGCAAAGTTTAATTTTTTATTAGCATCACGACCACTGATTTTTGTTAATAGTTTACCTAAATGAGGCTCTTCTAAAACCTCTAATTGACCAGACCTATCTTTGGCTGGATAACCCCACTGATTTAGAGTTTGACATACAAATGCTCTATATGGTGGATGCTCGTCACCACCTGGCATAACTGCCATCGTGATAACCTCGTCAACGATGCCTGGAAGTTCACGACCAGTTTTTGAGCCTTCAATCTGTAACTCAAAATTAGTCCTTCCATACTCATCAACCTTTTCGTCAAGAATACCTACAAAGATAACATTCTTTGATCTAATGTGTTGTAAGTGAGTAAGCCAACCCATCATCTCTCGACCTTGCATACCATACACAGCTCTTGTATCAACCTTACCCGTTCTATCAGATTTGTTATCTGGATGACCAAAGCAATATTGAAAACAAAGCCTACCAGCAACTGTAATACTATCGACAAAAATAGAGTCATACTTCTTCATAACTTCCATTTGATCGCCATACATCTGTGATACTCTTTGAAACTCAATTTCACTATAAGGTTGATCTGGTGTTAATGCTGGATTAGGACCACCAAGAAAACAAGCAAAATCTCTGCATTCTTCCCATGTCTGTGGGCGAATAACATCAATAGGCCAATTCTCAATAGCTGCGTCACCAGCTTCTAAATCCATGAACAAAGTTGTATCGGGATCAAGAGTACGGGCAAGAGTAGTCTTACCCACACCACTTGGTCCACACACAACAATCTTATGTCCACGCTTTTCTTTTAAACGCTCTTCAGCAGAAATAATTTTAAGAGCCATTAGCAGCCTCCGTAATATCAACTGAAGTACCTACAACTTGAACAGTTCTATGCTTTTGCAACTTATCCTTTATTGCAGGCGGTGCATTAGTATACTTACGCTCATCAATACTGTAAGTAATCTTTGCATAATGTTTAGCATCATCTTCAGACATCTCATTCATAAATGTTTGAACAAGACCCTCTTGATCCCAGGTAACTTTTTGTCTGATAGATACTTTAACTTTGTACTCTTCTTCGTTTAAAGTAACAGAACCAAAGTCCTTATTATCATCTCTTAACTTTTCTCTGGCTTCATTGCCAAATCTAAGTGCAAGCTTTTCATTCATATCAGCTTGTCTTTTCTTTAATGCCTCAAGCTGACTTTTGAGGTCTTCTCTATATCGGAAGACATCAGCCATAGGCATAGTCGTAAAATCTAAGTCCATAAATATTCTCCTTCTTGTTAAATTAAGCACTAGATACCTACAAGATAGGCATACATAACCTAATTGTCAACAAACTTTATTATTTTTTTTTGTAAGAGAGATGAATATCTATATTGTGTATAGCTTTCATCATCTTCATTTTTAACTTAAACTCTGGTGTTAATATGCCTTTTGCATCTTCGACAACCAGTTTAGAAAGACCATTTTCTTCTTCTAACAAATATCTAAAATCTGCTATGTAATTACAAATTTTCACATCATTAATTGATAACTCATACTTTATCTGTCGCTCTAATTGTGTAACGATACCAGCTCTTTCCATAGCTTTAAGTTGTCCCCACCTCTCAGCTTCCCATCTACTATCGAATGTTAATCCCATAGCTACAGTTTTTTTCGCAAAATATTTGTTGGTTCTTCTGTTTTTTTTGGGTATAAATGGGTATGAATAGGTCATGGAGGTAGTATAATGACAGACATATCAAAATTCAAGTCAATAGCTGTTGATATTGATACTTACAATAAACTAGAGTTGATTTGTAAAGAAGAGCGAAGAAACAAACGTCAACAAATAGGATTAATGGTTGATAAAGAATGTGAAAAATTAAATATTAATACTGAAAGTAAAGTCCTTGGATTAGGTGGACTCAATCGCTCTCATCCTTGAAATTAGGCGATTCGCTCTGTTTGGCACCTGTTTGTGCCAACGACTGTCTTCCATCTGAATTGCACATTCAGACCAGTTATTTTCTGCAAGTGCAGCACGAAACTTTTTAAATTTGGAAAATCTTGGACGACCAAGATTAAACATCATGTTCGCACAAATTTTTTGTGCCTCTTCTGGTAAATCATCAAAGTTAGGAAATAACTCTCTGCATTCAATAATTGTTATCTCAATGTCTGATTGAAATAACTCATTAACTCTTTCTTCATCTATTGCTGTACCAACAGGAAGTCCGTGTTCAGGGTCTGTCTCTCGAATCAAATGTCCGATTCCTAGCGTGGGTAGTTGAAGATGGTCGAGGTATATTTCGTACTTCACGCCCTCGTCAATTTTAAGCTCTTCTCTTAGTTCATCTATGTTCACTGAAATAACTCCCCAAATCTTTCTTTAGGCAGACTTAATGGTGACTTTGGTCTACCTCTTGCAGCTATAGCCTGATCTGTTGGATTCAAGCCAAGTGCTGCACCTACGCCAGGTTGCGTAATATCTATACCACCAACGGCACTTACATTTGATGCAGGCTGCACGTTGAATGACGTTAAGTTTCTATTTGGTGTTGTCCTTCTTGGTTGCAGGCTTGGGTCTTCGGGGCCTACAGCTTGAGCCAATACTTGTCTTCCAACTCTAGCTATATTATCTGCTGTATTTAAAACTTGATTAGCAGCATCTTCAACTGTGTTTGCAACTCTACTGTTGATAGCCTCACCATTTCCGTCATTTCTACGAAGATTCTTTTGCATATCTACATATCTTCTTGCTACCTCTGGATTGCTGCCAATCTTATTAAAAATTTTAAATTTAATAATGTCTCTGTATTTATTTATCGGATTAGATGTATAAGCAGCCGCAGCAACATTACCTTCTCTGCCGATATCATTTAAAAATTGTAAATCTTTACCAAACTCTCTTAAAGCTGTAACAGAGTCATCTCCTAAAATTGTTCGCAAAACATTCTGGTCAAAACTATCAAGATGTTT